CTGCAGCACTTACTTTAATAAAGGCATTCTTAGGTAGCGGGTCTAGTCGTCTAATCCCAATACCAAACTCTGCCTCAGCAAACTCATAAACAGTTGCTAATGGCTTCATCAATGGTTGCTCTGGTTCGTTGCTTGTAAAGTAAACACCAGTAAGCAATGGAATATCTACGGCATCTCTACGATTCCAGAGTTTAAGAAACTTCTCTGGAGTAATCATAATGTCTGAGTCAAGCCAAAGTAACCAATCAGATTTATTATTGTCATACCAGCGATTGACTAACATCTCTCGCTGTTGTGCTATCTGATTACCGTGGGCACGAAGTGACCCACAAAACTCTACGCCTGAGTTTATCAGGGTGTCTACGACACCTTCCATAAACTTGCCATCTACCATACCATTGTCGCACCAAGCGACTGCTAAGGTTTCTTTTTTATTTTTAGGCATTGTCCCCCTACTTTCTTACTTATCTAGTTCCACCGAGTCCGCGTCCTCCAAAGAGTCCGCCTCCACCCATACCGCCAAAACCACGTCCGCCACGACCCTTAGGTTTAGGTGCTGGTGGAGTCTTCTTAGGTGGTGTCATTCCTGAAGTCTTTTGACCTTTAGGATTTATTGCTTTCTTCTCAGCAGTAGTCAATCCTATGTAACCTTTTTTAGCAATTTGTTGAGTGCTTTCAATTAATCTTTGATTTCCTGTGCTCTTTTTATATTTTTCTTGTTGAGTCATATTTCTGTTTCGTCCTGGAGGAGGTGTTCTTTTTTCATCAGACTTATTAGATTGACCCTTTCCTTTTTTCAAAGCACTTTCAGTCTTAGTTAGAATTTTAACTGAACCAGCACTAGCACCAGAACCTGTTCCTCTAGGAGCGTTAGGATTCTTTACTGCTGGCTTTGATGGAGACTTCTTTAGTTGTACCTTTACTACAGGTTTGGTGCTGCTCTCGCCTCTTAGTGTTGCTTTTAATGGATTTGGGCGGAGTGGTTTAGGTTTTCTATTCATTGCCATTTTACTTACCTTTTACTTTCTTTAGGTTAGGATTTTTCTTCTTTGCAGCAGGACTAGCCTTGCGTGCACCTGCTGCTAGAATTGCTCCAGCAGACTTCATAGATACGCCTTGCTTTTTAGCAATAGACTTTTGTGCGGCTTTAAAGCCCATTCCTTTAGGCATTTACTTGCCTCTTTTTAATTTATATTTATAAACATCGTATGATGCATCTACGTACTCTTTGTAAGTCATTGAGTCTGTTTTATATGCAGCAGACTTTCTAAACTCAGCAACGCTAGGTGCTGTAAACTTAGGCACTGGTGTAGCCTTAGGTTTAACAGTAACCGTTACTTTACGTGGAGGCTTAGCCAACCCAGCCTTAGGTCTAGGTGTTGGCTTTGGAGATGCCATTACTTCTTCTTGCCCATCTTTTTAATCTTGCTTTTCATAGCAGAATTTTTCATCATCTTACCAGCCATCATATGCATACCAGCCTTGGCTTCTTTCTTTTTTGTTGCTGCTGGTTCTTTCCTTTCGTATGCTGCGTAAGCCTTCATCATCTTAGGTGACATCTTTGCCATTATTGTATTCCCGCTTCCTTGAGTTCTCTCATTACTGTGGCTGTAGGTTTGTCTATCTTTTTTGCTTGTACCATTGTTTGACCATCATACGCTGTACCTAATTTTTCAGATGCATCGTGTGCTGCTTCTATCTCTTTTCTTTTTGTACTATTAGGCTGGATACCCTGTGCTCTAGCAGAACGATATGCTTCAAGTTCAGAGTTCCATTTCTTTTGTGTAGTACCACTTGCGATTACATCGCCTCTAGCATCACCTGCATTTAATTGAAGTTTTTTAACCTTGCAACCAAAGCAATCTTCATCACATTGTGTATGATCAATATCTATATCTTCTTCTACTAAAAATGGTTTATCTTGTATTTCATCACAAAGAACACAACCCCATTTGGTAGCCACAAAATTGTGTTCTGCCGTAAAACCCCAGTCAAGTACTTTGCTAATATGTTGGTGCATTTTGTCCCTACTCTGTTGTAAAGTTAGCCGATGTTACAATGCCATCAGCAATCATTGCTGTTCTGATACCCTCAGTAATTCCAGTATGCTGACATCCACCCATATAGTAAGCAGTGTAAGTTGCTAACTCATCTTCCGTTGGATACTGTATAAGTGAATAAACACCACCGCTAAGAATGATGGTGTAACTCTTTGTGCGTTGCTTAAAGTGTGTGAACAAACGGTGAGCACCAATGTGTCCCTGTTCTAGAGTTGGTGTTACAAGTGTGTAAGTTGCCATTGTTCTCCTTAATGAACTTACCAAGAGGCAGGGTTTCCCCTGCCCCTCAGTCAATCAACTAAGCGACTGATGAACCGTTAAGAATACGATACAAGGCTGCTTCGCGGTAACGCTTGAAGCCTAGAACGCCGTACCAACCCATTGGGCGGAAACGCATTAACTGGTCAATAACTGGACCGATAACAATATGTGGTTCTTCTGCAACAGCCTCAGCCATTGCTTCTTTACCAGCAAGAATTGTGCGGTATACCTTGGCACTTGAAGCACCGTCAGTATCATTGAACATACGAGCAGACTCTACAAAGTAGGCTCCTTCGTATGAACCAATTTCTCCAGCCCAAATGTTGTCATTTGAGTTGTATTCGTGAGGCAAGCGCCATCCACCAGCACCAGTCTCAGCACGAAGATCGTGTGAAACTTCTGGGTGAATACCGCACCAGTACATTGAACCCTTACGAGGAACTGACAGACCTGAACGCAACTTAGCAACAGCCTTACGGATGTTAGCAGAAGTGATTGTATCTGTAGCAGCAATTGTTACTGTGTTAGTACGTGTACCACCGTAGATAATGTTAGTACCACCACGAAGTTCAGTCTGTGCAACTGTATCAATTGAACCTGCAAGGTTGAATGCGATGATGTTAGCAATTGCTGGGTCTACATCAGCAAGGCTGAATAGTTCCAAAGCACGTGTAACAAGGACAGAGTTACCGTACTCAGCAAGAGTAATAGTAACTGATGTTGGAGCAGCAATCTGAACTGAGTCACGCTCAGTTGATTCTGTCAAAGCAGTTGTCTGTTCAGACAAATCTGCGTATAGTTGTAGAACTACGGTTGAGCCAGGGTTTGCTAATTTAGTTGGACGCTTGTCGGCGACTGAACGAATTAGGGGTTCTGAACGCAACGCAAAGTCTAGTAGACGGTCATACGCCTTTTGGACGAGACCTGCACCACCAGCGGTACCAGCGAGATTGCCAGTAGAGGATGTATATGCATTAGCCATTGTTGTTCACCTCCTAAGGTGAGTTATGAAATTACTATGTATTTATTGCTGTTGAGAGTAGATGATTGAATTGAGTTCTTCTGCGGATGACGCATTATTGATTCTGCTCAATAAATCTTCTGCTCGGTCAGGGGACGTACCAAGTTGAGTAACTACATCTTGCTGCCGTAGGGCTGCGCGATTTAGTTCTCTTTCTTCGTTTACCTCTGGCTGTGTTAATCCAAACAAGTCTCCATTATCTTCAAGCCAGGTATTAACTGACTCTTCGGTAATATCATCCAAGTCTTTTAGGATTAATCGTTGTGCCTTTGGATTGACACCCTTCTTGTCTAGGACTTCTTTGACTGTACGCTCACGCTGCGCCTTGGATAATCCCTCAAGTTGCTCAGTGAGTTCTTTGATACGTTTCTCGTCATTGCGCTTGGCTTTTCGTAACTTTTTAAGTAAGTCACTTCCATCCATCTGCACTTCGTTGTCGGTATCTTGGTCGTCTTCGTCTTCATCCCAGTAGTTGTTGCTCATAGCAACCCACCCTTCTATTCGTTTGAATCGCAAGCCTCAGGTTCTAGTCGGGGAACTAGTCTGGCTCTTACTACCAGTCTTCTACGCTATCGGGGCTGGTGAGTCCGACAGGATTTTAGATTTGTCCCGCAGTGTTTTTAGTTTTAAGACTAAACTGCGATATGCCAGGTGAGGCAGAAAAAGTATCTGTTTCAACTTGCTTTAAACGTTCACGTTTACGTTTAGCAGAAGCCAAGCCTTTAAACTCTTCTTCTTCACCTGTTGCTTTATTGTATGTAATGCCTTGTTCTTTATAAACAGAACTAAGTTTTTCTGCTGTAGGTAGATATTCAGCAATTTTACTGTAACCAGCAAGTGCTTCTGCTCTATCAATACCAAGACGAGCAAGTTCTTCTGCTGTACCAAGGCTTGTTCTACCAAGTCCTTGAGTAATAGATGCTGCACTAATCTCAGCAGCAGTTACTTTCTCTTTTAATCTATCTGAACCCTCTGCTGGATTTAAAAAATACTTAATTAAATCAGTATCATTAATGTCGTAAAAAGTCTTAAGTTCATTCTTTACATTTGCATCTGCCATATTTACACGTGTAACTACTGTTTTAATGCGGTCTTTAAACTCTAGTGCTGATATGTTATTACCAATAACATCAGCCATTTTTTGCTGACGAGCAGCACGAGTAACAGAATCTGTTGCTACACCAAAATAATCTGAGAGACCATATGAGTTAAGTGTTTCACTATAATCATTTTCAAGTTCAAGATAGTCTACTTCGCTAAGTGCATTAAGACCTTTGCTAACTCTTAACTCATTGCCTTTAAACCTTTGTTTATAAATAGGCTCAGTCTTAAGTTTAAGTTTAGCCTGCTCTGACCCAAGGTCGGCTTCCATATATCCACGGATTACAGGAACTAAACTTTCTAGTCCATATTCCTTAAAGGCTGCTTCTAATAAAGCATAAGCATCTTTTGTTTCTTTGCTAATTTCTTTTTTAACAATCTTGCCAGTTTCTGGGTCAATTGTAAGATTTGGATTATTTGCAAGAAGGTCAGTCTTAAGTGTTTCAATGTACTTTACATCGGCATCAGCCTCTGCTCTAAACTTTTCAGTTTCTACTTTCTGGGCTTCTAGTTTAGCAAGAGTAGCCTTTTGTTTAGCAAGTAGTGCTTGTGCTTGTGCAAGTAATTTTTTATCTGCGGCTTTTTGCTTTGCTGCTGCCGCTGCTTTTTGTGCTGCTGTCTGCGCCATTATCCCATCAATCCGAACGACTTAAGAATGTCAGTCGCATAGTTAGCGGCTTCTTCTTTAGCGTTCTTTGTGTTAGCCCACGCAGGGTTTACGCGAAGTTTCTTATTAAAGTCTGTCATAGATAAGTTGCCAGTTAAACCATCTTGAATGTCTTTATCAAAGACATCAATAGCATCCATATTAAGTTCAAGTGTTTGTGCCTTTTGATAGATATAGTTACCAGCAAGTTCCTTGACGCTTACATCATTTGTAATCTTGTCTGCAATAGCAGCATACTGTGGTTGTGACTTAGCAATCTGTAGAATCTTTGCTCTACTTGCTTCTATGTTCTGACCCTTTCTAAAGTTGTTGGCTACATAATTCATAGCCTGTTCTTTAGTAAGGACAACTCCATAGTTCTTAGCGTAAGCAAGGATAGAGTTTACATCCTTAGCCGCCGCGCCTCCAGCAGTGAGCAGTGTATTAATATCGCTGCCTTGAATAGCCTTTCCAGCAACTTTGCCAAGAAGTAAGGTCTTGTCCAACTCAGACATAAGGTCACCAGTTGAAGTACGACCAATTTGGTTACCTTCAGCATCATACTTAACAGTAGTAGCCGTAACTGCTTTCTTTTCTGCATCACGAAGTAATTCATAATATGCGTTCTCTTCTTCTTTGGTTGCATTGCGACCAAGGTTAGCCATAAAAAATTGGTCAGCATCTTCTGCTGCGTCTTGACGCTTAGTAACAATTGCATCATATGAAGTTTTGCTTGTTGGTTTAGCCGATGTAAAACCTGTTGATAGATAGTCAATAAAGTTAACTGGTTTTTTATCGCCTTTAAGTGTATACTTATCTACTGTTTCAATTGAAAACTTACGTACAGAATATAGTAAACCTTTATTAAAATCATCTGCTGATACATTTTTTGACTTATATGTTTCTTCAGAAATTGAACCACTCTTATATAATTTTTCAAACAATGCATCCATACCACCAGGTGTAGCAGTAGCATCTGTAAGCATCTTATTACGAATAGCATCAAAGTCATTAAGAACTTCAATAACCGTATCTTTACCAGCAGGAGTTTTTGTAACACCAGTGCTAGGGTCATAAGTTACCTTTGCAGCACTAGGACCAACATAGATAAATACTTCACCTTTATCGCCAGATGCAACAATTGTTTTACCAGTTTCGGGGTCAACAGTAACCCCAAGTTTCATATCAGTAAATGGTTTTAAGAATGGGTCTGCCTGTGCTTGTTGTGATGCTAATGTCTGGTCAAACTTATTTTTAGTTTCTAATGCTTTTGCTTGTTCAGCATCAACAACAGCAGCATCAGTATTAAGTTCGTAGAATTTATTGCCACGCATATAACCAATAAGGTTGCCTGTTGATTTATCAATAACTTGATTAACAACACCAAGTGGAATACGCTTGTCAACACCAAAGTTAATGACTTGTACAATGCGTGAATTATTAGGCTGTGATGCCATTGTTATCCTCTCGGTAGTGCAACATATGTGTCACGTGAATAGTAATTAAGAATTGCACGGAATACCGCACGATTGGCTTCCTTTAACATAAGGTCACCAATTGATAGGTCTTGGATAAGTGCTTCAATCTGTTCTTTGCGCTCGCGCTTTATAGCAGAGAAGTTACTTGCCTGACGCACTGTAGAATCAAGTGATAGGTTAATAAACTCACGAACTTGTGATGTTATATTTAACATCTTCATACGTGTTTCTTTAGGAATGTTAATATCAGTATTAGTTAATATCTCTTCCATACTAACAAGCATACGTTCTTCTGATGCTACCTCATTACCACCAGCAGTAAGTGCTGCTTCAAGTAGTGGATTAGAAGCCTTAAGTGCTGCACGTTGGTTAGTAGAACGTTGAATAATTGCTTTACGTTCAGAGATGCTAAACGTTTCATTAAGTATCTCACGTTCTTTACGACCAATATCATAGTAAGCCTGCTTATCACCTGATACTAAGATATCTTCATAATACTTATCTACATCTTTATCTTTAATAAACTCTGCTGCTTCTAGCCAAGCATAAGTAGCAGCATCAAACTCACCAACATATGGAGCAAAAATAAAGGCTGCTTCACCATATGTCTTAATCATATTCTTATTTTCAATAGCCCAATTCTTTAATTGCTTGGTCTTTTGAATAACTGTATTAGTCTGCTTTTCATCACGGGCTACTGTATAGACTAACTTATTTGGGTTCTTACCAATAAAAGTAGCAAGTGCCATTTCGTATGGGTCTTGAACATCCCCGTTGTATGTCTTCATAACACCGTTAACCAAGTCATAGAACTCAGGACGTAACCCTGTAATTCCAACATCCTTTAAGTAATCTGGAAGTCCAATACTTTCCTGCATAGATGGGGCAAGAGGCGATAACATTCCAAGGATTCCACGCATAGCAATAATGTTGTGAGCAGATATACGAATCTGCTTTAGATATTCATACTTCTCTGCTTCTGTAGCATTAGGGTCAATACCGCGTCCCTGAGACGCGTTATATGCAATTGCTGCCATAGCAGCAGTAGCCTCTTGACGGTTCTTTTCATCTTTATTAAGGATAGTCCAAGCCTTCTGTAGTGATGCAGGAACAATTGCACGAACAACGTCCATACCCTCACCAATGTTACCAAGAGCATAGTTATCTAGTTCTTCACCAAACTTTTCACCCGTTGGACCAGTTTTACCTAGTAAAGCCTTCATTCCTAAAACACCTAGTGCAGATATAGGTCCACTTAATGTAGGTAAACCAGCATCAGGGCTAAATGATGGGTTCATTAACTTTAACTTTAAAGTAAAGTCATTAAAGATAGGTTGTTGGAAAGCACCATTACCAGTAAGTGTACGCACTGTACTGTCAACAGTCTTAAAAATTACGTTATCCATAGGCATCATTACATATGGGTCACCCTTAGGGTCATTATGAATAAATCCAGCAGAATCTAATCCAAGATGCATTAAGCGAATACGATATGCAACTCGTAGTGGCACATCACGCATACGATAAATACGGCGATGAAAGTCTTCTGTAGCACGATAGAATCGGCTTACGTTACGCTGAGCAAGTGCAAAGTTAGAACGAATAGATGGGTTATCTGCAAACTTAAGTACTGTATCTGCAGCCTGCTGTGTAGCAATCTGTACATATCTACGTACTACAAGTTCAGTAGCGTTCTCTGTTGCTTCTTTAATTCTCAAAGCAGATGGGTTATCACCTAAGTCAGCAATTGCACGCTTAACCATTAAAGCAGTTTCTTCTTGCTGAAGAACCATAAGGTTCTTTCGGATACGTACATAACCTAACATTACTGCAGGCTGACGAAAAGCCGAAGTAACTTGACGGTCCATTAGTTCAAATGCACGATTACCTAACTTTGATAATATGCTTTCTGCGTCATCAGTTAAACCTTCAATGCGAAGGTCTGTAAACATTTTTCCTGCAGGTTGAAATCCTTGAGTAAGTTTTTCAAAGTCTTCAAATGTAACAGCCTTAGTAGATGTATGCCATTTATCAGCAATAGGTGATAGACTTTTAATTTCTTCATCAACTAATCTAGCGTGATTTGCTTTAACAAGATTAAATAATTCATCATTAAACTTAGTAGCAGAACCGTGAAATGCCTGATACAAGTCAAGAAGAATACGGTCAACTTGGTCAACAACAATATCTACTTGACTAATACCGCGTTGTCCAAGTTCGCTGCTGCGAGATGACATTTGAAGAAATTCTTTAACAGCCTTAGGGTCAGTAATAACATAGCCAGAACTTGGCTTGAGTAACTTAACGCCGTCTTCGCCAATTTCTTCAATTAGTTCAGTGTTACGGCGTATACCAATAGCAGCAAGGGCTTCATCTTTAGCCTTGCGAAAATCTGCTGCAGTTTTAAGTCCATTGTTAGCAAGGAAGTTAGTTGCAGGGTCAAACAAACGTCTTCCATCATCGCCATCTAAAGACTTAGCATTGCCATAAAAACGGCTAATCCATCCTTTAAAGTGAACTGCTGCTACTCCACGACCACCAAAGATTCTTGCATCTGCTAAGTCAGCGGTTGATATAACTTGACCACCGCGACCAGATACTGCATCAAGTTCTTTAAGCATTAAGTCGTAGTTATTAGGGTCAATAAGTTCTTCTGCAATTTCACGATCAAACTTACCTGTAATGCTAGCAGCACCAGCCATAGAACGTGTAGCAGAGTTAAGAAGGTGTGCGCTATGCGCTAAACCTTCAACAATAAAATCAGCCTCTTCATCAATAACATTACCAAACTCGTCTCTTTTGCCAAACTTTTTACGGAAAGGCATTGAAGCATCTTCTGCAGTTCCAAAGGCAACATCAATTCTGCGAACCATATCTTCGCTAATACCTTCTTGCTTAGCAATTTGTGCGCGTTTAGCAACACGGTCAGCAAGCGGTATCATTTCTGATGTACGTGTTCCGCCTAACCATTTCTTTAATGATTGACGAAGTGGCTCTGCTGTTTTGCTACCAGTATAAGCGGTAGCCATTTTACCCAAACGATGTCCTCTACGCACCGCAAGATCAAAAACTTCTTTTGCAGGTGCTGTAAGAAAGAACATAAAACCTTCATCAATTACACTTCGGATACCCAATCGTGGGAACAGAGTAAGAACAGACCAAGCATTTACAAAATCATCAGCAATCTTTAACTGTGTTGCCCCACCCATTGCGCCAATAAGGTTCTTTTTGCTTTTAATTCGTCCTGCCATTTGTGCAATCTCAATGTAATTGAGAGAACCAATAGCACCAGCCTCTTGGAATGGATGAATAATTCCAGATGATTCATACTTAAGTACGTCATCTTCTACTTTGAGTCCAACTTTGCCAATTTCATCAGCAAATGCTGGATTGACTTCTAGTTTAGAAACAATAGATAGACCTTCTTTGTCACCAAACTTAGACTTAAGGATTTCGTCCATAAGTTTTTTGCCATCTGGATGACCGTCAAGACCAAAACGTTGCATAATACCAACATAGATATTGCGCATAATAACAACTTGGTCGTTTGCTTCTGCAGCAATAAACTTTTGTGTCATAAAATCAGCCAAGTCACGTGGTAATACTTGACGCGCTACAGTACGGAAGTTATCTGCAGTTTTATATGCATCTTCTCCAAGAAGAATTACGCCACCTTGCGGGCTGCGTGCAAAACGTTGTGCAAGTTTTTCTTTACGTGACATACCAGCATAAAACTTTTTAATGTCATCAATGTTTTCTGCAAACATTTCACCTTCTTTACCCAATGTGGATAAAGTTTTAAATGCGTCTTCACCATCAGCAGCAATTTCTTGCGTTGTACGACCAGTGTAATTAAGTTCTCTATCTAGCCAACGACCCATACCCTCACCTAAACGGCGTTGGCTACGTGCTGTAGCCACACCATTACGGAAGTACTGAATACCATCAACACGACCAGAAAGAAATAGCGGTACGTTTTCTACTTGTTCAAAGTATGTAAGCGCAGACTTAGCATCTGTAATGTCGTTACGTTCAAGCAATTTAATTGCTTCATCATTATTGTAAGCAGGAAAGTTTGTTTTAATATCGCGGATAACAACAGAACGTGTTGCTGTATCTGGGGCGTCTTTAAGACGCTTAATTTCTCCGCCAAGCCCATCCCAAAGTTTTACAACATCTGGTTCAGTAGCAAAAATTTGACGCACACCAGCGGTGCCGTGCTTTTGCACAATAGCAGCAAGTTTATCTCCACGTCTAAGTAAACTAGAACCACCAAATGTTAAGTAGGTTAGTGGGTCAATTGCTAACTGATAAATAAAGTCAATAGCACCAGAAAGATTTTTAGTGTTACCATCAATGTAATCTTGTTCTAAACTTGCATTCATTGGTTTTGTATCAAACATACGTGCAATGTCACGACCAGGAGATACCTGTGCGTACTTAACGCCATCCATTACTTGCTTAAACTTTTCTGGCTCGTTGTATGCTTCTGTTAAAGCGTCAAGCATTTTTTGTGTTACTTGTCCATTAGCAGCAACAATCTCTCCAGGTTTTAATCCAGCAATAAGACCTTTTGCTACATTTACGCGTTCTTCACCAAAGTACTTAACTGTTTCATCTAATGCACCATTGTCATAAACACGGCGACCATCCCAAGCATCAGTAAATGTTTGCTTATTAAAAAAACCTTCACCTTGTGCAGCCTGACGTGCCATAAGATATGGAGTATTAAGAATACGTGTCCATATAGTAAGACCTTTAAACAAACCAATAAGTGGGCTTGCTGCTATTTTGCCAGTTGTTTTTAATGCGGCAACAGCATTGTCGCTAAATGTATCTGCTTCTTGAGTATATGTAGCATCTGGATAAAGAAATTTAATTTTATCCTGTGCATCTTTTTCTAGTTTAAAAAACTCTTTACGAGCATCCTCTACGGGAAGTGTCATTAAGTTTTTGTTCTTTTGAATAGTCCAACTAAACTGTTCTAGTTGTGTTGTCTGCTCTGGATTTAAATTACCCTGTTGTGCGGCAGCATAAAGATTTGGACTCGTCTTTGCAACGACATAGTTTACTTTGTAAGCCATTAGTATCCTTCATCAACTAATGCTCTGTAAATCATTTCAGTATCACCACTTGGGTCATACTTAATAAGTTGCTGTAAAGTTTGTGTAAGTGTGTAAGATTGATTAGGACGGTCCATCATAACTTCAGAACCTGGTCCAGGTCCAGAATCAATTCCAGCAGTTACTGGTTCATCTGGACGTTCGGTTGGAGCCATAAGTGGAGTTGGTTCTGGCAACTGTAATGTTGGTTGCGCGGTATTTCTACCAGCCATAGGAGCAGAAGTTTGTTGGTCATATGTTGTTTGTCCTTCTCCATAAGGAAGTCCAGAAATATATTTAGCAGGTTGTGTAGGTCCACCATCTGTGCGCTGTGAAAGCGCACCTGGTCCCGATACTGGTGCGGGATTCTCTGGCTTGCGGTATCCGCCCTGTTGTGCCATTAGTCTTCATCCTCATCATCATACGGAATAGTGTCAATTTTGTTTGGTAGGTCAGGG